CTCTAAGTCCTGCACTAGCTCTTGTAGCTGCTGTTGACCTACAGTAATACAGTGATTTAAGTCCTTGTTTCCAAGCTCTCACATGTAGATTATACAAGTTAGCTACTTGCTCATCAGCCGGTAGGAATAAGTTAATACTCTGTGCTTGATCTATGTAAGGTGCTCTATCACACGCCATATCTACTGTATGGAATTGATTTAACTCAATAGCAGTCTTGAATACTTCTTTATCCCAAGCTGACAGACCTGGTATCTTTAGGTTCTGTATTGAACCAGCTTCCTTACCAATAGCTTTCCATACCTTATCTGTATTAGCTCCTAGTTCAATTAGTCTTCTCTCTAGGTACTTGTTCCTTTGTGTATAGGTACCAATGTTAGTCTTGTGAACATAACTATTAGCTAATCTTGGATCAACTCCCTGGCTAGTCCCATTACATAACGTACTAATACTAGCTGTTGGTGCTATTGATGTACTGTGTGTATTCCTTATGTAGTGGCCATATCTTTCACCTAATGGACAAGGTCCAAACTTAATGGCTGCTTCATGATTTGCATCATCTACTGCTGCTTTAATCTTATCAAATACTGTTATGTTAAGGCCTTTACTCATGGGTGAACCCCAAGGTAAGTTCTTCTTCTGTAGCATTGAATGGAATCCCATAGCACCTAGTCCTAATGATCTCTCAGCCGTGGCACTACGTCTTGCTTTCTCAAATCCAGGTAATCCCTCAGTTAAATCACTAAAGCTTTGTAATACATTATCTAGGAATCTAGTTGTATCATATACAAATTGCTCTAGTTCAAACTCAATCTCATCCCAATACTCCAAGTTCATTGAAGCTAAACAACATACACCTGTGTAGTTTTCATTTGTATGTAGTGTTATTTCAGCACATAGGTTACTTTGAGTAACTTCATATCCTGCGTCTTTATATACCTGTGGTCTAGCATCATTTACATTATCTTTAAATAACATATACGGCTCACCTGTTTCCATTCGAGTCACCAGCATTTTCTTAAATAGATCAAATGCATCTACAGTCTTAACTATAGAACCTGTCTTAGGAGATATTAAATCCCATTGTCCTCGAGACTCAACAGCCTCCATAAAAGCATCAGGGATAGTAACACCATGATGTACATTAAGACTCCTACGGTTGGCATCACCAGTTGGTCTTCTAACATCTATGAACTCTTCAATCTCTGGGTGAGAGACATCCAAGTAGACTGCTTGTGAAGCTCTTCTAAGTCCTCCCTGAGAGACTGCAAGTGTTGAGCTATCAGATACTTTGATAAACGGGATGATTCCACTTGACTTACCATTAGCTCCAACTCCCTCACCGATTCCTCGTACACTAGACCAATCTGTCCCCATTCCTCCACCATAGCTTCCAAGCCAATTATTTTCTGTGAATGTGTCAAAGATTCCTTCCTTACTATCTTGTGTTTTGTTTACATAACAACTAATTGGTAGTCCTCTTTCTGGGGCATTACCATTACTACTAACGGGAGTAGATGGCATAAACCAATAGTTATGTATATATGTTTTTATTCTCTCAGCCATTGCATCATCATCTGCAAACTTAGCCATCCTGTCTAGCCATCCCCTGTAGTTCTCACCTTCTAGGAAGTATCTTTCTTGATACATATCCCTAGAGAACTGAGGTAATCCACTCCAACCTCTTGTGTCACTAATCATCATTACTCTTCCTCATGTATAAATTTATCTATCGATACTTGTGAATAACCTAATACTAATAACATAGGTACTATCACATCTTCAATAACTGTTCTGACGTTTGAAGCATCATCTATCTTAATTGTTGTTACTTTTCCATATGCTGTACATACGAATTCCATATCATTATTCAATAACATTGTTTTCAAGCTCCTTAATCCATTCTTCAAGATACCAAGAAGCTTTCTTTAAATCTTCTAACATATCATTTTTTTGTCTCATATACTTCAGTACGTTTTGTTTACAAGCACCTGTAATCTCTAGGTGTGTAGCATTAGCAGTAAAGTATGCCCAAGGCTGTATAGCCATGTCTTGATAGTGACTACCACCTACTTGTGTTCTTACATTATCTTCCACATTATTTCCTATTCTATCTAAGAAGTCATCTACATTATCTCTATTTATATTAAGTATGGGTTTTACATCTCCCCTATGCTCAAACTTTGTAGCTCCATTAGTAGGGACACAATTATCAGCCTGGGTACAATGATCAAATTCTCTATAAACACACTCCTCGCATATATCAGTCATCTGTGAGTCATTAGCTGAACCTCTTGATTTAGCTTCATATTTAGATTGAAAGCTGTTAGTAGGAACACAGTAATCATCATTCATACATATTCCGTTGCCTCCAGGTGTCTCATAATACATACAAGAATTACAGATACCTTTAGATATCCTCTCACTATTGTCTACTGGTTCATACATATTAAGCATCCCTAAAATCAAAGTGTTGTTGTTCAACATTCTTTCTAAAGATACCATCACAACCTAATGTACCTCTTCTATCCTTGATCTCATTATATGCTTGATCTACACACTCTAGGAATTCGATATCCAATACATTACATACGCCCCTAAGAGTAACATAGACGTCACCGATAGCATCTCTAATTTCTCTGTCATCGCCTTTATTAATCCCTTCTAATAACTCAGTTGTTTCCTCTAGTGTTTTGATTGCTTGTCCCATGGCTGTACCATTGGTAGTGATACCTCTCTCATAGAACCAGATGTCAATACCATTATCTAAATCTCTTCTCTTAATCATTGGATCTAATGTGTTCATTGCTCCTGCCATTATGATACCCAGCTTTGCATAAATAGTACTTCATTTGTGTCTATATCAAAGTGCATATTACTATTATATATCTTTAATGTGTATGAGTCAGGCAGCTGTACTGTCTTAACTACATCATTATATACTTCATCTCTACCGTCTGTCATTAATACTCTTATTGTCATCATATGTCTTTTATCCTCTTCCATTGCTTCTCTTATCCATCTTTCTGGTGAACTCATTTTCTTTTATTCCAATCATTTACTTCTGTAACACCAAGGTCTCTCTTGGCATAGTTAATTGCATCCTTCTTTGTAGGGTAATTACCTGCACTAGCTACTTGTCCATCAAGGAGGAACAGTAAGTGCCACCTCTTTGTTGTTTTATCTTTCTTATAATATGCTACCATTTTTACTTTCCTCTAAATATTTTACCAACTTATATAGGTGTTCTATATTGTCATCTACTTGTCCTAATGCTACATTACAATTAGCACATAAAACACCTCTAATTTCACCTGTTCTATGACAATGATCAACGTGCCACCCTTTCTTAGAGCCGGATTTATCTTTACCGCAACACTTACACTTATGCTCTTGTTGTTTTAACATAGCGTCACGCTCTTCATAGGTAATTCCTCGAGTGTATATAAAGGCATTAGCTCTACTTAAAGCTCTCCCACACTCCTTACACTCTGTTCTTCTATTACCAGTCTTTTTGTTACTTATCCTAAACTCTGTTATAAGAAGCACCTCATCACATATCCTACATTTCTTAGTGGATACCATACCAGTTGTTGTCAATCTTAGCTTCTCCGTCAAGTTTAATTCTGAGGTTAAAATATTCTCCCGCCTTAGTTGTACAACTTTCTGTAATTCTCGCCACATCTTCAGCTATCTCCTCTCTACATTCAGTAGTGAATTCATCATGGACACAAGCCACAAATTCATAATCTACACCTGGAACATACCCTGCTTTCTGTAATTCCTTATCTGTTTCTATCTGCCATTGTTTACATACCAAGGCTCCAGCTCCTTGTAGTAAAGTGTTTAATGCACTATGAGGAGATCTAATAAAGTAGGGATTACCATCTAATGCTTTTAATGTACCATTCTTTTTAACTGCTGCTTGAACCCCTTCAAGGAGAGTAGCATAAGCAGGTACATTATTTTTAAATGCATCTTTAATTCTTTTACCATCTTTAGCTGTGCCTTTAACAATCTCCCCAATCTTAGCGTCACCACCTCCATAAAGTGTACCATAAATCATGGTCTTAGCCATGTCTCTAGTAGGTAATCCAGCAGCTTCTTGATTATAGGTGTGTATATCACCATTCAAGATTACTTCTGCATAAGCACCTCCATCATGTTTAGCCATGTAGTGAGCAAATACCCTTAGCTCTAGTCCTGACATATCACAACCAACTAGCTTCTTACCTTTAGCGGCGGTAAATAATTCTCTACATTCCTTACCCATATAAGCACGAGGACTTGGTACCTGTGCTACGTTAGGCCTAGAGTGTGTACATCGTCTACTAACTGCACCTAGTGTGTCAATACTACCATGGATACGTCCATCATCCTTAACCATCTTCAGCCA